TCCAGACCGCGCTGTTCCTCACCATTGAAACCAAAACTGGTTTTTTTGGAATTGGAAATGGTCATCACACCGTTGCCCATGTTTTTATCAGGTGGCGTTGTGAGGGTCATTTGCGAAACAACATCTTCAAGCACCGCTTCAGGTGCAATCGAATATGTCACAGATTGACCAACCGCAGCACGTTCAACACCAGACGAACGGGAAACCGAAGGCACATAACCAACCAATTCACGCGAAACGGTGTCAAGACCAGCGTAGAGCGATGGAATAAGACCTGTCAGGTTGTTTGCATATGCAGACATGTGAACAATGGCGGGTGCAGCAAGCACAGTTGATGCCATAAGGATTTTTGTTTTCGACATTTTGTAGCCTCATAATTGAAAGTGAAAAATTTTAAGCGGTCATCCGACCTGGTGCGCCTCAAATCATCCAATCATCGGCATTGCAAAATGTATAGCGGGTGCGAAAAATCTTTGCAATACATAATAAAAGAACACCCGCCGCAACTTAATGTACGAACGGGTGCCAAGTTTTAACAGCATCAATCTGTTACGGTCACTTCACCCTTGCCAACTTTTGCAGCGGTTTGGGCTTTTTCACCAGGTGGCAATGCGTCAAACGCCGCGCGGCTCATACGGGCTTTACCGCCGCCACCATTACCGCCGCCGCCTGTGTTACCAGAACCGCGTTGATCATCAGGTTTCAAAATCGCATCTTTCGAGTGATAACCGCTCACCAAAATTTCAACAGCTTCATCAAAATCAGCCAATTCACCCATGTTTTTAGCTGAATTCAATTTGTTGCCCGCGCCGTTATATGCAACTGGTTTACCATCTTCGATTTTGAAATTAGCCTTGAACATGGCGCTAAACATATCCATCGGCACCGCAATGTTTTCTTTGATAAATTTTGACGAATTGAAAGCGTTATCCAAAACCATCGTATTGTTGGTGTTGTGCAGTTTTTCATTTGCTGCGGTTTGTTCGTCCAATTTGGCTTGATATTCCGCACCGACCGATTTGCGCACTTCGTCCAGTTTATCCGCGCTCACCATTTTGGACAAGTCAACATCTTTCAGCGCCGTTGCATTTGCCAGCGCCGTTTCTGGTGTGATGTTGCCAAATTTTGCCAGGTTTGTTTCGGCTGTCTCTTTTGCAATCCGGTTTGCTTTTGCCTCTGCGTTGAGGGTCGCAATCGTATCACCCTTAACAGATTGTTCTTTTCCACCATCACCAATGAAAATAGGGTTTCCTGAAGCATCAACAACAAGTTTCCCGTCATCGTCTTTTTTCCATCCGTTACCAGTGTCAAACGCTTGTGGGAATGTTGCGGCAATAAGCGCGCTTAGTGCAGTAGTATTTTTCATTTTGATCATCCAATCAATTAAATGTTGTGTTCATCCGAACATCAGTTTCCGGTGCAAGTTCCTTGAACTAAGGTTATCGTTTCTCCATCACCTTGCACCATTTTGACAGAGAATTTCGTTGATAATGAATTGAGTTGTATAGTTTGCGCGGCTGTAAGTTCAAACTGAATTTTTTTATTTGAGCCTGTTGCTGTAATTATTTCTCCTGTAGCCTGAACTTTATCACACGTAAAAGTGACAACACCAGATAATTCGGGCCAAACACTACTAGCATCAACCCATTCTAACGCGCGACCATCCCCCGCAGAATAATCATCACCCCGAATTAGTGAAATTGAACCACTTTGAGACACGGGGGAAACGGTTGTTATTCTACCGTTTCCAATTTTACCCAATGCTGCGCCTGCGGAACCTGAAGGATATGAGCCAGGTACTTGATCTAATAGCGGATTATTTGCAGCGCCCGCCGCCGAAAGAGCCTGCCCCGTGCTGCCTAGCTCGACATGACCTACGATAGCTTCATCCCAAACCGCCTGGACCATCGCACCGACTGTAGGAGGCTCTATTGCGTTGCGACTGGACACATCGGCGTCAAGGCGCTCAACGCCAGCCACACCCACAGACCAAAGACTGGGAATGTGCTGCTGATCAGCCTCACCCACAGTCTTAAATATGGCGATGTAAAGGCCCTCCGCACCCGCCTGCGTACCTGCGAGGCTGTAGGCATAGAGACCGCCCCCAATCGCCTGCACCGCTGCGTCTGTCACGATCTTGGTATTCGCCGCATCATAGACATCAACAGTGACCGTAAGCCCAGCCGCGCCCTGTTTTTCGACGGTAAAAAACGCCACGAATTTAACGCCTGCGCCGATTTGTTCAATCATGGATTTATTCCCCAATGCGACATAAGCGCCGCTGATATTTTTTGCCGTGTGGTTGTATCATGCGCGGCACGGTAAACCAGCACGTCGCCAATCACACCGCCATTCAACCGATCTGCCTTATTTTCGTCATTATGCCAGCACCCTATGCCAATTCGGTTTCCGACCGTTAGGGCCGCTGATACGTTGCCAGACGCGCTTTGCACGCCATTGACCCAAAGACTATGCACGCCGCCCGTTCGGAAGTTGCCCAGAACGTGCGCTGCACCATCCTGCACCGTAACAAATCTGCCATAGGGCGTCACAGTCTCGCGCACCCCACCGCCAAGCTGTGACGCTGGCACGTCTGGTCGTCCCCACCAGAAACCAACTCGGAAATCATGGTCAAGTATGCGCTCATACCTATCTGACGCATCAACGCGTGCGACTAGATAAATTGACCAGTCGTTAAGGGATACACCCATGTTGGTGTTCAGCGTTTCACCCCCGCTGTACCGCCACGCTGCGCGTCCGTTGATCAAACCATCAACGAAAGGGCCTGCACCCGCAATTGGGGTCGCTGAAATGCCGCTTGATTTTGACTCAACCGTTGCGAGCCGTCCCGCTGACTGCGTTTGATTTTCGCCCGCGCGAAACCATGCCCACAAGTCATCTTGTGGTATTTTAAACTGTGCTACGGACCCTTGATCCAAAAGCCCCATAGCACCCGCAAGAACACCAATCATGTTTCGTCATCGTCAGGGTTTGCAGGTGCCTCACCTAGAATTCGCACCATTTCTTTTTCATGGTCAAATTCAGGTGATAGGTAGCGCCGCCGTTTCGTTTCTTCATGTAGTGTCTCAACAGACAAATCACCGTCTTTACGCATCGCGCGCAAATGTTCAAGACCATCCTCACCGTCAATAAAGCTGTCAAATTCTGTGTAAACAACAACTGAAGGTTCTTTGCTTTCTTTCATCCACATTGCTGTAATTTTGAAAGCATTTTCAAGCGTGTCTTTTAAAGCAAGCGCCCAGGCAACAACCGCTGATTTGGATTTGCCAGCCGCCACCGCTGTTGTGATTACGGTAAGATTGCCGGATTGAGCGGTCAAAGGTTGCTTACCCAACTCACGCAAATCTTGCTTTGTGTCTTTAATTTCACCAGCAAGGAACTGTAAAGATGATGCACTTGGTTCAACATAACCCCATGTTCCAGCTTTTCCGCTACCGTCCATCGGCGCATAAAGAACCACAGCAGGGCCAACCGCCAACCGCAGCGGAGTTTTACCATCCGGCCCCAATTCGGGTTGAACACCGTTTCCCGACAACATTGGAAATGCGCTCATAACCTTTGCAAATTTAAGTGCGCTTTCCTGTTGATAAAGATCAATCTGCAAATCAACAGCACCTTGCAACGCTGGTTTGTATTTAAAGTTTGAACCATCGCGCCGCCCTGTTGCAAACGGTACAAGCGGAATGACACCAATGCTAATAACGCCTTCAGCCTCTAGTTCTACGCCGCTTTTGTTGTCATCTTTTTTGCAGTACAACCACCAACTGACAACACCCGCATCAGAACGTTCAAATTTGCGCACTTTGTCAGGTGAACCAGGCTCAAGAATTCGACAAAGTGTCAGGGTTTCCCGCCCGTTTTTAATTTGGCTTTTTGCTTCAAGCATGTTGCGCCCGATTACATGCGACCAAAACGGGCGCAAACCAAGTTGCAATTGTTCAGCTTTGTTGCGAATTTTTGTTGTATCTGCGTTTGGATAATCAACAAAAATCCAATCCACAGCATTGTTAATGCCGTTGTAAAATGTTGAAGCTGCAAATTGCGTTAGGTTGTTTCCCTTACCGTCAACATCTTCAGTAAACAAATCAAATGCGGGAACATCTTGTGTAACTTCTTTTTCAAATGGTTTGGACGCCAAACCATCCACAACATCGCTGTAAATATTCGTAAGCTTGGTTTGCGTCAGGCGAAATTCAAATGCCGCCTTTTCCTCACTTGCTTCAAATTTTGGCAAGAATTGATCACCAGCCGCGCGCATGGTTTCAATGCCGCCCATGATCGCATCTGTTTTTTCCCAATAGGTCAACATTGCTTGGCTATCGGGCGCGCGCTTTGAAAGCTTTTCCCAAGTGATCGCATCACCGCTGTCAAAAGCTTGTGGGAGTGTAATGCTCATTTTAACCACCATGTTTTATCGCAGTGATGACACGCAATGTGATCGGTTATGGGGTGTTTGGGTCTGTGAATGTCAAAAAAACGACACTTAAACCAAGTGATCACATTTCCCTTTTGGTGACGCAACATCAAGTGTGTCAAAATGCGAATATGCAGTCTCTCTAAAAATTTAACCACCATATTTTCCCGTCAATACATATTGTTGCCCACCATCTAGGGGGAAATACATCATAATACCAGCATCCGCAACGTTTGGTGATTTTGAACCATCCGGCTGTTTATCCACAATTTGCTTTAGTGAACCGTTCGCTTTGGTTGTCGGCTGTGCTAATTCTTTCTTGATTTGGTGCAGTAATTTCATCTTACTGTCAAGGCTAATGAGTTCATCAACAGGATACAAATGCCCCTGTGTGATGTTCTTAAAAGTCTTATAGCACCGCGCGCGCATAGCACCCCATGCTTGTGCTTTCAAATTACCGTAATAATCTTTGTTCATTGGGCTTTGTTTGTCATCTGCAATAATGTGTGCAAATGGTTCAACAACACCAAAACCAGCGTTCCACGGAACAAACTTAATGTGTTGCGGGTTTATAAGCTGTTCATCAACCCAACGGTTGTACTCACTCTTTACGGTCGCACCGACACCAATGCAGTCATATTGCACAGACACGCTCTTGAGCCGCCTCACAGCACTGTGCGCGCGCCGTGTGGTGACACCAGGGTCACGCTCTCCCCATTCTTCAGCATCGCGCCATATGATCCATTGCCGCTGTGTGATCGCGTTCCGGTCAACCCCACCATCGGCCACGTCCAGACCAGCACCCCAAATATCGGGAATTTGTTCATGTGTGAAACCAATTTGAATGTTACCTTTGTCATCTTTCCATTTAATGTGTAAATGTGCGTCAACTGTTGCATTGATCCATTCTAAAGGAATGATTGTATTTTGCACAGACGCCGCATAATCTCTATCAACCTCTTGCGCAAAAACATGCAACATTCCTTCACGTTCATATTTTGCCTTTCGGTCATCATACCACTTTTGCGTTTTGTCGGGATGGTCACGCCAATCAATGACAAAAACTTGCGTAAACCCGGCTTGCATTTCTGCACCTGGTTGCCACTCTACACCAGCCTCACGCCGCCGATAAAACACATTTGCCAAACCGTTAACGCTGGAAATATCAATCTGAACATTGGTGTTGTCGCCTAGAGCCGCCTCAATCTTTTCAGGTCGTTCATAATGCGCACTTTCATCTTTAAAATACATGCTTTTGCGACCACCGCGCCCGATGTTGTCACCAGCTTCACCAGACAAAATTGAACCGTTATCATGGTTCACAATTTTCATAAATGGGGCGTCATAATTCGGAACCCAAATATCAGGCAACCGTTTTAAAATCAGGCGCATTTTTTCAAAAATGCTATCAGGATCGCCAATTTTATCAACCAAGTCTTGTTTGCGTGAACCCCAGCCGATTGAGTCACCATCAATAAAAATGAAGGAATAAACAGAATAACCACAGCTTAACCAGGTCGCGCCCGCATCACGGCATTTTTCAACCAATCCGCTTTCACCACCATTCCGCAAATCATGCAAAAAATCAATAAATTCAGCCTGTTTGGTGAAAAATACAAACGGCATCCATTTACCTGTTTTCTTGCGCGGGTCATAGGTATCCATCCAGTGCATTATAAATTCTTTGGGGCGGTGCCGATAATATGCTTTTGCGCTGTCCAATAGATCAGGATCAGCGCGCAACGCAGTAAGCTGTTTTAACCGCCAAGCGTAAACAGCTTTGTAATTTGGTGGCCATTGTTCATGGGCTAATGCTTCAGGTTTCCAAGGTTTTACATTTGATTGAACATCACGCCAACCAACAACATCTGCGTTATCTGTAAAAAAGTTATTGACTTGCATGTTTAATTGACCTAACGTTTAACTTGTAACACATCACAGGGAATAAATAAATGAACACCTACCGAATTCGCGTCAGGTTTCAACCTGGTCACGCCGCTGAACCCCGCAAAGCAATCAAAGCAAGCAACTTTAAACAGGCTTGTGAACGCGCCGCAAAACGCTATAAAACATGGATTAAACATGGTCATGATGTTCAGGTTTATAATCCTGGTGAGGTTGTTCAACATCTTAATCAATCGCAGTGGATTAGCCATTGATTGACCGCGCGTAGAGGTCAGCAGCATCATCAACAGATTGACCAGCGGAAATAGCTTTTTGCTGGTTTTCTTTTGCCTGTTCATTGCGCCAATGTTGTTCATCAAGCAAACCCTGATATTTCATCAGCAGACCAATGCTTGCAACCTTGTCGTGTAGAATAAACTCAAATTCTTTGACCGCTTGCCCTGTGTCTTTATCAACCCGCTCTTTGATTTTGATGGTTTTGATTGCCGCTAACTGTTCTGGTGTGCATCGGGATAGGTCAAACGCCGGAACACCATCGTCATCAATTTCCATATAGTTTCCCAGGCTGGAATATGCCATTGATCGCAACTCTTTTAGGGTTTTAAAAACGGTTAATTCAGCATCTTCAGATAATTCCTTAACCCGCTCAACAATGGCAGCTTGCACCAACCCTTGCGCTAATATCTCTTTTGATCGCCCGTCCAGGTCATCAAGTCGCATTTCTTTTAACGCCGATAACAGTTTTTGGTTTGAACGCATGGCAAGCCGTTCAACCGCGTTAATGTAACCATCAACGAAAATGCGCTCACTAGGTCGCAACTGTCTATATGCGGACGTAAAATCAAACATTCTCAACATGTAGCGCAATACAAAATAATAGGCAATGGTGTAAAATAATTGTTGACTATATTGCAGACCACCGCTATAACTAATTTAACAACAGCAACACATCATAAAAGGCGCAAGCAAATGTTTAACACCAAACCAATATGACCCGCTTTATCCTAGTAACGCTATGCGTTGCGCCGTTCATCACCTTTTTAATTGCACTGGTAACGATATGATCACCGTAGAAACCCGCGTTAAAAGCCTGGTCACAATGGAACCCCTGCAAAAAGGTGATGTTGGTGTTGTGACCGATGTTTTCCCGCTGTTGCATTATCCGGTGTTGGTCAAGTTTGACAAAATACCGTTTCCCGTACCGATGAAAGAAAATGAGTTGAGCAAATGAAAAAAGCGTATTACGTCCAACGCATTAAATATCATCAAACGTTTTGGCTTGCTGGACCGTTCAAAACTGAAGCTGAAGCAAAAACCCACGTCACCAGAATGACCAAAATTGACACCCGCGATTGCCCTGAACAGTTTATCACCGCGCGCAAACTGAACAGCGGTAAAGGGTTTGTGCGTGTTGCGGTTGTTGTGTTGCCTGAACTACCTGGCGCATGGCTTGGAAATGAGCCGGAAAAATTAACTGAAAAAACGTTGTTTTAATGGTTGACCATCTTGCAGACCATCGCTAAGGTATATTTAACAACCTTGAAAGGGTCATACAATGTCGGACATTCTCACAATTTATAACCACCTTAAAACACTCACAATTGTTGAGGCTGTTGAATACATTGTTTCGCGTATAAATGTTTGCGACTTGGCAATGTTGGAAGGTTTCGCGGATTTTGACGAGTTGTCAGAATTGGCTTATGAGATTTTTCTTATCCGTTGCCCCAAATGAGTTGGTTTAACGCAACCGGAAACGGAACCCGCAAATATTTCCCAGACATTTTACAAATTGGCGGGTTTATTGTTGGTTCAGGTAACAATATTTATTCGGTTGATGCTGTTCGTTTTGTCAAAACTGGAATATTGGGTGCAGGGTTTAACGAGTATCATGTAACCTGGTTGAACCCTGCACCAGACCGCCGCACAACAACTTGGTTGAATGGTCACATTGATCTTGATGATTTTCAGGTTTTTTCAGAAAATTGGGAACATCTACACAACCCGCGACAAGGCAACCAGGTTCACAGATGACGAAGTGTTGACCATTCTTTTAAATTTTGGTGACAGACATTCTTTTGAAGTTTTTGCAATTTAATGGTTGACCACCTGAATATTTAACTGTAATGTATATTTAACAGCAAACAAAGGAACATCACATGAAACCCGAAACACTCAAAATTATGAACGAAATGGTTGCACTCGCAAACGAAGGTAAAGAAGTAATGCCTTTTATGTGGCAATCATATCGCGGAACAAACGCTTGTGTTGGTGCCGCTGTTAGAGCCGCTAAAAAGCGCGGTCTGTTGGTTCAGTCGGGTGTTGATGGTGTAGGCAACCCTGTTTACAGCGCACCCGCACCAGTGATCCCCACAGCAACCCACACAGCGCCAGGAATGATGCAATGAATGATTTTAAATCAGCACTCACACACAAGCAAATCCTTGAAAGCAATGTGACCGCGACAAGCACCGCACTGCAATCTTTTAAAGCATCCGGCGCAATGGGTTTGACACCAGATGCGGTTAAATTTTCTGAAGCTTTCAAGCAAGCAAAAGAAAACTATAACCAGGCCGCAAAAACCCTCAAAGATTTTAACGGGCCGTTCCTTAAAATTTATAAGAAAGAATATGTCACATGGCGCGCTCAACAACGTGGGTAATTCGGGAACGCCTCACAGGTTTAATTATCTGTGAGGTTTCGGACGTGCGGAAAATAGTTTATTTAAACCGCTCAAAATATCAATCTGCACCGATTTTAGAATATTTAGTTTCTTTAAACGGTTATAAATGCCCCTGGTTTTAAAATTTACACGATACGCTGAAGTGTGCACAATCTGAAAAACAGTATCAAAGCCCAGTTGCTCTCCCAGAGTCGTTATGGCATAACAATAGGACAATACAACATTGTATTAGTCTTTTAGAGGCACTTTTA